CCTTTGCAAAGTCGGTTCCCTTGGGGTGCTTGCGGCGAATCATAATATTCTGGTTCTCGTTGCTGCCCCGCTCCCATGAGGAATAGGGATGGCAGAAGTAAATCTTTGTCCGGGGAATCGTCTTGTTGATAGCAGAACGCTCCAGCTCCTCCGCCGCCGAAAACTCAGAGCCGTTGTCTACCGTGATGCTCCTGAACACCTTGCGGAAGATCGGAGCGCCCAGCTTTCTTTCCAGTGCGTCGATAGCCTTGACGACGGTTTCCGCCTTTCGGTTTGGGATTAACACGATGATCTCCCGACGGGTCTTTCTCTCGGTCAGCACCAGCAGGGCCTTTGTGGAGGTATTCGCGCCGCTGTAAACCGTGTCCATTTCCCAGTGACCAAAAATTTCCCGGTTATCGACCTCCACCGGGCGGCGCTCGATGCTCTCACCAGCCGGGGCGCGGGCAGGCTCCTTAGTTTCCACCCGCTTATAACTGGCCTTGTGCTTTCCCCTCCGGGGCAAATCAACCTGAGTAAGCCGCAGGAACACACCCTTTTTGATATAGCTGTACACCGTTGCCACAGACACGGAAGTTTTGAACACTTTCCCCTCCATTTGTGCATAACCCAAAACGGCGGCAGGGCTGCAATCATTGGCAATGATCGTTTCCTCAATGTAGGTCGCAAGCTCATGGTCATTACCGATTTTCAGATCAGGCCCTTTCTCCCGCAGATTGGCTTGATACCGTTCCTCTGCAATGTCCGGGCTGTATGCCGTGGTCATTTCCCATGTGTCGCCGTTCAGCCGCTCATAGGCTCCGCGCTTCAATTCACGGTAAACCGTGGAAACATGAACGCGCAGCTTCCCGGCGATCTCGCCGGGCTTTAATCCCATCCGCAGCCACTTTTCGATTCGCAGTCTGTCCGACTTCGTTAGGTGTTTGAATGTCCGCTTTGTGCTTTGCACAGTGGAAACCTCCCCTCTGGTATCTGCGCAGGCGGTGTCGGTTTTTCCGTTCCGTTCTGCTTGTCGCATTTTGTCTTATTTACGCCCCTATCATAATTCACAATTTCGTTTTTCGCAACTTATTTATTGCAAATGAACGCAAAAAATCCCCCGGCTATCACATTTTCGTGACAACCGGGGGACTTCTTATTATTTAAGTATGCTCTGCGTTTTCGCTCTCTGCGGGCAGCTCAACTTCGCTCTCAACGAACACATCGCCCAGCAGGCCAATACCATTCTGTACCGCAATATCCAGCTCGATCACGCGGGCCTCGATCATAGCCCGTACTTCCTGCGTTACCGTGATGCCCTTTGCCTCCAGCATCTTGACCACATAATCATTCTTGGGAATAGTCAGTGTCCCGGCTTCGGCCATCTTCTCCGCCGCCTTGACAAAGGTGCCGACGATGGAGTACAGCCGCTTTTCTTTCAACCAGGGGATGCCGGTGTTCACCACCCAGGGCAGGAACACACAGGTAAAGAGCAGGCCGCAGATTTCGACCAGGGAATCCAGCAGCACCGCAATAATGTTGGTGATCAGATCGTTCATGGTAAATCCTCCTTACAGTTTCGTCAGATATTTCTTATCGACAGCGCCGGTCACAGCGCCGGTTTTCTGCGTGGAAATGACAACGCGGTTCCCGTCGATGCCCCGGACATACAGCTTTACAGCGTACACCCAGGAATGGAACTTTTTCAGCGTTCCGTAGACCGTGGCCGCCTTGTCCATCTTCACGCGGTCACCAATGGCAAGCTCGCTGTCGGCCTCCTCCGCAATGTCCTCCTCGTCCGTCCAGCCGTAGACGCTGGCACCGACCAGGTGATAGGGGTGCTTACTGCCGGGATTTCTCGCCGTGACCGTCGCCGAACAGGGCTTGCACTTCTTTCCGCTGGCCGCATTGGAGCTGACATAGTGGGTCGTGCCGATAAACTCCACCTTGTCACCAACCTTGTATTTCAGGGCGGGCGTGGTGGTGTCGGTAGCCGGTGCGGGTGTGGGTACGGCGGTTGCACCATCCTTAACCGCAGGATTGTAGATAAAGCCCAGGAAGGTATAGCCGCTCCCAGCGCCCCAGTTGCCGTTGCCCTTTTTACGGGTTTTTGTCCAGAACGGGGTGGCGTTGCCGTAACCGCTTTCAGAGGTCACGATCTCCGTTGCGCTGATGATCTGCTCCACGATTGCCACATGGCCCGCTCCGTCAGAGCCGGACAGGGTAGCGCCCTTGCGCCATACCATACAGGCACCCAGCTTCGGGGTCTGCCCGATTTCAAGGCCGCCCGCAAACTGGATAAAGTTCTCCGCGTTCACCGGGCGCAGATACTTGCAGCAGCCATACCCGCCGATCTCGTTGAATCTGCCGTAGGCATAGCCCACGCAGTTGGACAGGACATTGCACTGCGCGTCCACTGGCTTTCCCTTGATCGCGTCGGAATAGCCTCCGGCGCTCTTGGTGATGTAATACTTGTTCCCGGCCTCCGGCCTTGTCAGCCTGGGCTTATAGGTCGTAACGGTTTCCGCCTCGGATTTCTCGGCGTACCTGTCGTAATACTTCTGGCCGTATGCGGCGCGTCTGGTCTGCACCGTTACGCCCTGATCTGCCGGGCGTTCGTACTTGGTCAGCACCGCGTCCGATGCCTCCCGGACACTGGTTGCACATTTCAGGACGGACAGCACGGCCTTGTAGCCCTCCTGCAGCTCTTTCATCAGGAACCCAAGCTGCATTTCCAGATTGCCGATGCTCTTGCCCATGTCCAGAGCATAGTTCAAAAGCCCCTGCTTGCGGCTCCAGTATGTCCACTGGGCAAGGCCGTAACCGGCGCAGTCCCGCACAAAATCGTCGTACTCGCCGTTGTCCACCGCCTCGGTGTAGCCCGCGTCCGTAAAGCCCAGCTTCGTTTGATAGCTGTTTTGCAGATTGTTCGGTGCAAGGCCGCTTTCCGCATACAGGTTTCCCATCAGGCCCGCGATGCCGTAGTCATTCAGCCCCGCGTCTTTCAGGTAATTCCATATCTTTTCTTCGTTGGTGTTGCCTTTCAGCATAGTTTCCCTCCGTTATTGGTTGTCGGGCGGATTGTCGGACTGTTGCATGGCCCGCTCCATATCCTCCCGCTCCTGTTGTCTGTCCTCCTGCTGCCACTTTCTGTCCTGCCGCTTTTCCTTGGTGGTCTTAATCCATCCCATGATGCCGCACTCGCCGCCCAGGACGGTGAATACACAGGTAACGAGAGTGTCAGGTACGGAGCCGTACACGGTAAAAATCCAAATCATTGCCGCAGTGAAGATCACCAGGCAAATAAAAATGACAACCAGAATCTTGTCCATCGTGCCGATAGACTTCTTCTGCCTGCCACTCTGTTTCGATTTTTCGTTTTTGCCTCCCATATCAGGTTTCCTTGATACGGGGGTGGGCGTGGTTGTTCAGGTGCTTGTTCAGCTTGTCCAGCGCGTCCTTGCACGGGCCATTGCATCCCTGCTCCACAAGCCCCTGCAGCGCACCGCGCAGGCCGTAGCAGATCAAGGTCTGCTCCTCCTGAATGGCGTTGATAAATTCGGTCTGCCTCTTGTTGGATTCGATCACCTTATAGACCGCGATCACAGCGGCCACCAGAGCGCCGACGGCAGACAAAAGACTGGCCGCCTTGATGATCATGTTAGCGTCAATGTACATCGGTAGTTATTCCTCCTGCCCCATGGGGCTGATCATGTTGTCCGGCCACTCGTCGCCGCCGATCACTGCGCGGTATGCCTTGTCGGCTTCCGCAATTTCATCGCGCCCGGTTTCGGTGTCGCCCAGCTCCGCAAGGCGCATGGACAAAACCTTGATCGCCCGCGCCTGGATTTCCGTCACCGATTCCAGTTCCTGAATGATTCGCAAATGGCTCATGCTTTCCATCCTTTCTGCTGCTTCCCGCAACAGATCGTTGATCTCTCCGATCTGGCGCAAAAATTCCCCGTCCGGCAACGCCTCGTCTACGCCGTAGAACAGGGACAGATAGTGCTTGTTCTGCATCTGTACCTCCTTTCCCACCGGGACACATACGCACGGGCCGCCCCCTTGCTTATCGTCGGTTTGATGTGCTGACAATAATACCGCCCGAAATTGATGCGTTTGCCCCATCCAAGCCGCGAGAGGAACCGCCTTGCCCTGCCGATGTTCAGCCCCAGCGCAGCGATTCGCCGCACCGTCCGCGTCAGCCGGTAAAGCAGCTTCTCCCGTAGCAGGGTATATCCCCGGAAATACCGATACCCCACAAAGTCAAGCGGCCTGCTGTGGACGCGCCACAACTGCCAGTTTCCCTTGATCGTCAGGCCGTAGCCCTCTGCGGTCATAAACTCCGCCAGGGCTTGCATTGCCCGGCGCAGCTTCCGCTTGTTCGGCCCCATCAGCACCATGTCGTCCACATAGCGCACATAGTACGGCACTTTCAGTTTTTCCTTGATGTAGTGGTCGATCTCCTGCAAATAGAAGTTGGATAACCACTGCGATGTGTAATAGCCAATGGGCAGGCCCGGCCCGCCGTTGTCGATGATGGCACCCAGCAGCTCCAGCACATCCCTGTCCTTGATCTTCCGGGCCAGCAGTTCCTTTAGCTTGTCGTGCCGGACAGACGGGAAAAATTTCCGCACATCCAGTTTCAGCACATACCGGGTGTTCTTCTTCCGTAGAGCCTTTTCCACATACCACTTTGCCGCCTTGCCTCCCCGTCCGGGTACGCTTCCGCAGCTATAACGGTACATCCCTTTGGATAACACAGGCTCTAATACCTGTATCACCGCCCAATGGACGATCTGATCTGGATAAAAGCGCGGCACCGTGATCTCCCGCTCCTTGCCGCAGGAAGTATCGCGGATTATCCTTGTGCGGTTTTCGCCCGGCACAAATCGGTGTTCCCGCAACATAGCGCTGATCTGCGCCGTGTACCGCTCCGGGTCTGCCAGAATGTGCCGGACATACCCTCTGTTGTGCTTGTGCTGGCAGGCATGGAAGATGGCCCGCCTTACATTGTCCGGGTCACAGATTTTTTCGTACAAATAACCTACGCGTTTCATGGTAAGAGTTCTCCCTGTCTTTGTTGTCTCACGGGTGTTCGAGCGCCCGCCTACTGACCCGTGCTCTTTACGACCGTTTTTTGCCAAGGGGCAAGGACATATATCTCCTGGAGGGGCCGTTCCCTCCAATTTACCAGGGACAAAAAAGAGAGGCGCGCGCCGATGTTGGAGTTCGAGTTCGACGCATCGTTGTTGCCGTTGAGGTACCACAAACCCGCCTTGCCCGCGTTGTTCCAGTTGCCGCCGCAGTTGAGCACAACGCCACGCAGGCCGATCAGCGCCGCAAGAGCGGAGATATATGCCCTGTATTCACAAGTTTAATTTGCGAGGGGGAGTGCGCTCCCCCTCGCGCTCCCCCTTAAAGAGGTCTGAAAGAGAGGCGCGCGCCGACGTCGGAGTACGAGTACGACGCCGCGCCGTAGAGGTACCACAAACCCGCCGAGCCCGCGTTGTCCCAGCTGCCGCCGCAGTGGAGCACCACGCCGGAGCTGTTGTAATAACAGTAATCTCCGTAATAAGTGGTCTCCGAGCCGGACGCATCCGACGGATAGGCGTAGGAACGCACATCGTTTTGCGGTGTGTCGCTCTCCGTGCCGTGCTTCATGCTCTTGATGTAGTTGCTGGATGTGGGGCGGCTGAACCCCAGTGCCTTACCGTTGGCGCTGCTGTCCGCGTGGTGCTGGGGGAATTTGTGCGCATAGATGGTGGAGCCGGAGAAATACACGCCGTCCACCCACTTGAAGATGTTGCCAAAGGGGTTTTCGATGCCCAGCATCTTCACGCAGTCGGTAGAGGTGTTCCAGCCGTTCATGCCCACGCAGCCGTCTGTGGTGCCGGTCACCGATGCCGCAGACCAGCTATGCCCACTGACGCTGCCCGTGCGGCCGCCATACACTTTCTGGATATTGGCGGTGCGGTAGTACATCATGCACAGCAGATTGTAGGCAATGAGCTGTGCAAAGTCGAGCTGCTGATAACCGTTGTAGTAGTTGGCGCTGGTGCCGTAGGCTCTCGCGCCTGCTCTGGCGTTCGCTCTGGTGATATTCACAAGACAGGTGGCCCCGGTCTTGGAGTACATCTTGCTGGAGCTGCCGCTGGCCTCATACTTACCCAGGGCAAAATAGTCCAGATAGGTGTATTCATCGGTGCCGTAGCACTTGGGGTCAAGGAACGCATCGGGAATAAAGTAGTCCTCGTCCACCTGGCCGTTGGCGATCTGATAGCCGTCGATCACGCCGCTGTCATTGGTCAGCCACTTCATCCAGAATTTCGGGAATTTGACCATCACATTCCCGTCCGCGTCCTCGTATTCCTCGATAGCGCTGAACGGCCACATTGCGTCAAGGTCATTGCTGACGCTGGTATAGTCGCCGTTTGCCGATGTTTCGTATGCCGCCACATCCGCCGCCGCGTCCGTCAGGGTCAGAACGCCGGTGGAGCCGGTCAGCCCGGTAACGCCCAGCACGATAGACGCGGTGAAGTGGGCGTAAATGGTGGTATCCTCCGTAGGCACAAAGGGGAACTTTACCCGCTCGCCGCCCTCTGCCTCGGTGTACCATCCCGCAAAGGCGTACCCGGCCCGTGCGGGGGAGCCGGTGGGCCGCGCCACGCTCTGCCCGGCGGTCACGGAAACATAGGCATAGGTCAGACCGTTTGCGGAGAATGTCACGCCATAGCCGCCCACAACGCTGCTTCCGCCGCCGGATGCTTCAACGGCCACCGTCACCGTACCCAGACCGTCATACCCAGCGTCACAGGTATACACGCCGTTTTCCGTGATGGCCTTGTCCTGGACAACGGGAACCTCGTCCCAAAACTTCGCGCTTTCGCCCTCCTCTGTTTCAACCTCCAGATAGGACACATCGCGGAATACGCTGCCGCCGATCTTAACATTTTTCGACATGATTAACCTCCCAAAATGAGTGTTCTTGTGATGGTGTTGTGCTGTGCGTGGGCGCTCTGGACGGTCACATTCA